CATTTTGTTGGCAGGATCTTTTTCCGAGAATGTCAGGGTGAGTTTGTACTGTTTCATGGTTTGGTTCTCCTTTCTTTTTCGGCTTATAGCCGTTTATCGTGAAATAAAAAAAAGACCTGATGACTCAAGTCTTGAATCATCAGATCTGGTTTTTAGAATGGAAGTTCTTCTGTTTCTACAGCAATAAAATGAGGTCTATCGATAAACCTTATTGGTTCATCAGTTTTGCTTTGTTGCCTTTTATGATGTTTTTCAACATCTGCATAGGTTAAACCATAAGCAAATATTACTTGCAATGCGTGTTTAACAACTGTTAATGTTGCTTCTGTTTCTTGTCCAGAAAGACAATCTAAATAGAGCAACCAATCAGATGCCATTGGCATTGCAGCTGTTTTGATTGCTATATCGATTATTTTCTTGTTTTTCTTTTCTTGTTTATTGTAAGTTCTATGTTCTTCTATGATGTTCTTGCCGTTGCGATAATGCATAAAATAATCGTCATAACTAATTAAGTTGTTTGCAAAGAGAGCTTCGATAGATAAAATGTTGTTAAGAGTTGTGTTCATTTTTTATTCTCCTTTCTTTTTAGCCTATGTGTACTAGGCTTTCATAAAAAAAAAGAAGCATAGCTTTCTCAAGCTATGCTTCTAATATTTAGTTATGGGTCAACATACTTGTTGATAGTATGGAATATATACCATATGAGCGCAAAAAGTAAGATCGTTGGAAGAATCACATGAAGAATCACATATTCCACCACCTTATTAATAGTTTCACAACAATAATAGTTACAATGCCTGGTATCGTAACGCAAATTACGAAATGGTACCACTCAAACACTCTTGTAGCATCAACAATTTCATCATCTGCAAATGCAAGATTCAGTCTTGTACCGTTGTGCCAACGGTTTGAGTCGTAATATGCATATGTGTTACCGTCTACATTCACAGACGTTTCATAGCAAACGCTATGATCGTAATAGACTAATCTCGTGTTTTCGACGACACCAGTCTTGTAGTCGATTTCTTTGGCTTCTTCCGCTAAACAGCCGGAAGCTGCAACCCAAGCAAGGAAACCTAGAATCGTTATGAGAGCGATCTTGCCGTGCCGTGTTTTAACCACAGCATAGACGAAACCAACAAGCACGGCGGTGACAATAGCGCCACCAATGAGAGATTCGATGATGTCCATGTACATCTAGGACACCTCCTTCCATAATGTATGATCCTTTGGATCACCGTAAAAAAAAAGAACAGCATGAATTAACATGCTGTTCTTTTCTATTAAGTTGTTGTTTTGAATCAGAACGTTTTCACTAAAACGAACTGATTACCATCTCTCCGCATGAAGCGGATGCCCTTGACCAGCGCATTCTTTGATGCGCAATAGTCGTAGATATACCGTTTCGCTGCAGAGAGCTCATGTTCTGACTGAGGCCATCCGTGGAAGTATACACTCACCCATCCAGTTTTGTTGTCGTAGTGTCTCTTTTCAATTGTCATGGCTATTCTCCTTTCTGCTGTCCAGATCTGGCTGGAATCAGCAAAAGCCATTGAGTTTACGCTGAAAAACTTTTTCATTGGTGTAAACTACCATATATGTTCCCTTCCAAATTCTTCCTTAACCCCTTTTCTCAAATTCAAACCTTTTCCCACACCAAACAAAAAAACACAAACGAAACAAAAACAATTTTGACAATATCTGTATCTTTTTTAATCGTTTCGTAGCGTGTCTTTCGAAAACAACTATAAGGGAGAGTATCCCCCTTATTTGATTATTCAAGGAGTGATTATCTATGGAACCTATTCCGAAGTATGTATTTGATAAAGAGTATTCAACTCAATGGAGACGCGAAGTAGAGTTTCTTGAAGCAAAAGGTATTAACTATGTCTATGCCAAGAAACACTACAAGTATCATGTTATTAGATATAAATATACAAAGACTCCTGAGTTATTCCTTGCGTTAGCTGAATTCTATAAACAGGTGTATATCGAGAATATCCACAAGAAGATAGATAAAGCTACAAGTGAGTTATTACCTCTCGAAAAAGGTTATATCGAACTTAAAGCCTCCGAGTTAACCGATAGCGAAAAACAATTAATTAATGAGCAGGATGTAGAAAGAATTATCGAGGAAGGATAATATGCCATACTTAGCATCGAAGCCTCGAAAAAGTAAACCTCCTGCTCAGACAAGATTGTGCTTCCATTGTAACCAGACCCGACCGTTAACTCAGTTCTATGCAAACAGAGACTGGGTGGACAATAATGGCAAGGATAAATGGTGTAAACAATGCTTGGCAAAAATACGTACTAAAGACGAAATGCGAAGATACTTCTGGGAAAATAACCGCGAATGGAAAGAGAATGTTTGGGAAAACGCTTTAAAACAAGCAGAAACCGAAGCAGCTAAATCCACTGTTTATCAGAAGTCCAATGAAGACAGAAGAAGGATAATTTTAGAAGCATTAGCTTGTCCTATTATTCCTTCGTTGATGCAGAAAACACAAAACTATAAATTTGAAGACCATACTCAGGACGTTAACACCAATAGCTACGACGAAGCCAAAGAAGGTGGTAAGATCGTAGAGTTTAATCCTTCCAACACAAAGGATAAAAACTTAAAGGTGTATAACGAGTTTTTTAATGGTGAGTTCAAACCTGCTGAGATTGAATATCTCGAAGGTTACTATAACGGGCTTGAACAGGATTTTGACTTGTCTGATACTTCTTTGAGAGACAATGCTAAGAAATTAGCTAAGGCTTCTCTTTTGGTAGACAAGGTTCAAAATGACTATATGGCCGGAAGATGTTCTTTACAGGATGTTAAAGACGCAATAGCTCAATATGATCTTTTGATGAAGACTGGTAACTTTGCCGCGTGTAAACGTAAACCGGGCGATAAAGGCGGTTTAGGTTCGTGGGCAGAGATAGCTTTCCATCTGGAGTCATCTGGACATCCTTGTACAAGAAAAATAGAATGGCCCAAAGACGATGTTGACAGGACAATAGAAGAGTTTGCGTATATAGCAGAGTCGCTTGGTCTTGACACTGTATAAGGAGTGATCTTTATGCCAATGCCAAGAATGGGCGTTATTACGAACTGGGACTTGATGGAAGAACAGATCATCTTTTACAGAACACATTTGGATGTGTTTATCGAAGATGCTTTTGCTCCTATCAAATTAACCAGAGACCAGCATGTTATCGCAAGACAGATTGGAAATTGTGTAGACGTTAAGGCTACATGTTCCCGTGGTTTTGGTAAAACGTGGCTTGCTGCGTTATGCGGTTTTGCCATCTGTGTTCTATATCCGGGAACGTCTGTTGTCGTTGTATCTGCTACAGCAAAACAAGCCACATTAGCTTTAAGTAAATTAAAGCTGTTGGCTTCCCAGAATGAAAATATCGCTATGGAGATACAGGCTTCTAACGCCAAGAGTCTTGTTCAGGTTTCTAAAGATTCGGCTATGTGTACTTTGAAAAATGGCAGTACACTGATGTCCACATCCCTTGAATCAGGACGTGGTATTCGCGGAAAGGTTATTATCAGCGACGAAGCTTTGGATGTTGACGTAGAGCAATTTGAAGCTATCGCTGCTCCTATTCGTAATACAACGCGAGAAATTGCGTTTAACTATGGGTTTAAAGACTATCAGTCTAAAACAATTACAATAACATCTGCCTGTGAAAAGGCTAATGGTTATTATGAGAACTTCTTATCAGATGTTCGTAAAATGGCACAGGGAGACAGAAGCGTCTTTGCCTGTGCTTTGGATTATCGTGCTGCTGCTGCAAATGGAATTACAGACATGGATTTTTTCATGAGAGAAAAAGAACGTATGCCTGACTTAATATTCCAGATGGAATATGGTTCTAAGTTTATCGGAGCCAATTCCAATTCAGCGTTTCCTTTTGATCTGACTACTCCATGTAGAACATTAGAGCAGGTTGAAATGGAACAGCCGAAGAATTCCAAGTCCAGATATGTTATCTGTTTGGATATCGCTACTTCTCAGGCAAAAGGATCAGATAACTCTATCCTTTCAGTTGAGAAGTTTACAGAAAAGTCTGACGGATCTTTTGCTAAGAAACTGGTTCATATCAGAAGTTATAACGGTAAACCGTTAGATTATTTAGCAGAAGAAGTCAGACGTTATTATCATGTTAAGTTTCCAAATGCGGAAAAAATTATATACGATGCAAGAGGTCTTGGTGATAGTTTCGACAGATTCTTTGATAAAGAATGGATAGATCCCATTTCTGGAAAAGAATATCCTCCGCTTGTGGTGGACGACATGCCTTTGACAAATCCAGACGCTTTACAGGTATTACATCCGTTTAGAGCTGTTAATCAGTTAAACCAAAGAATCTATACAAATTTAAGAGTTGCTCTTGAAAAACATACTATCGAATTACCAATGAGTAGTCGGTTAATGCGTGATAAGCAGCTTTTACTTGAAGACGAGACTAAACGTATGTCCAACGAAGAGTTTGCCAATTTCTTGGAAGCAGATGCTTTACAAATAGAGATGGGCAACATTGTTGAGAAAACTTCTGCTGCTGGGAATAAAACATATGATGTTCCAAGAGCAAATCAGCATAAGGATAGATATTCATCCTTAGCTATGGCAAACGACTATATTTCTGAATTGGAAAAAGAAAGTATGCGTTTGCATAAACGAGGCCCCGTATG